CATTCCGAAGTAATTGCTGCATACTACTATTTAAAGCACGATATCCAGTGCCAACATAAAGTTGACCAAGAACAACCGATACTGTAGCAGTTCCCCAAAAAATGTAATACCACTTAGATTTTACTTGTGCTTTAATCTTGGTTTTCATAATGTTTAATCAATCGTTCTGCTTGTTTTTTATCAATCCCACAGGGGGCATTTTTAAGGCATCTGATGATAACCTCATTATCGGATATGGTAGGTTTGATTGTAAACCCCCACTTATCAACTTCACCTTCTGTAGGTGCTTCGACGTAATCAAATTCATGTGGCATTAGTCTCGCTGTCTCCAATCATCAGGTTTATCTTGTTGAAACCAATCTTTAATATCGTCAGCACTATCAAACCCCGATTTATGATTGGATGGATCGGGGTCTCCTAAACCCATCCTATTCATAAAATCATCAATAGTACCTTCCTCAATCTGTTGGGATGATTGCCGCCTTGCTTGCTGCAACCAATCTCTTGCTAAGGTATGAGACTTTGCTAATTTTTGCGCCCAGATCATGTCATCTAATTTTACATCTTCATTATTTGCGATACATTTACAAATAAACTGTAGGCGAAGTCTATACTTAGTAGATAACATTTTAATCTTAGGTTTTTGGTTTGTAATTATAAAGTCTGGGACTAATCCTGCCCTCACATTGAGTAATATTTACAAGATCATGACGATAGTTATCGTAGTAATGATCAAAAATTTCAGATTTTTTAGCGGATGCAGCAATATCAAATTTAGTCATTCCATCTAGTTTATATTCGATTAGAAAAGCATTAGTAGGAAGACTTCTATCTTGTGACAGCGAAGCATCACAATCAGTTTCGATATTCTTCATTAAACACGACCTCCCCAATTAATTTGGGGGAATGCTTCAGCAACTGCTGCTTTAGTAACTTTATAACGTTTGCCAAGTTGCTTGTCCTTAACTAGACAGACAATATTTGCATCGTCTTTATGAAGTCCTTCAAGAAGTTGAATGAACATATTTTCACGTTTAGTCTTAGTCAAGTTCTGATTACCACCTTCAATAAAATGGAAAAATAACCGTGATTCATGCTCTAAAGAAGTATGTTCTGTTCCTGCAGGAGCATCATTAACATTATAAGGAACTTCTCCTGCAGGAACAGCACTTTTGATACTTTCATCGAAATTCCAAATCAAAAGCATTCTCAATGTATCACTATTATATTGCTGAAGAAGTTTAATCTTCTCAACTTTCGTTTTAGCATTGCTTACTTTCTGTAAGACTTCAGAAATCAATAGTTTCATTTTTTAATCCAGGGTAAATTACTATTTGAAAAACAAAATTCAGTCATCAGATCATTCAGATTATATTTTCTAAAATACTCCAGTGGGACTGTCTTCTTAGTGGTATTTAGACCATTATAATGAGATAAAATACTGTCCTCAAGAGTTTCAGGAATGTAATCAAAGTCGATTAAAATCCTATTTCTCTTGAAATTACGATATTGCTCGTCATCACAAATATCATGAGCGTCATTACCCATGAAACTAGCGATAACTTTCTTACTCAATGGTCTTTGACGTTTTCCGGTCACAAAAGTATCATCAGGAGACAAGATATTTGGAATACCGTCAGAACGGTCTCCTTTTAATACATGCTCGTTAATGAACTCAGCAACTTCAGAACGAGTGAAATTGATGAACTTTTTCTGGACTGGATTATACTGAGTTACATAAGAATACTTCTGCAACTGAACGAAGTCTTTATCACCCGAAAGAATTAACACTTTACCTTCAGTATAGTGCTTAGTCATCACAGAGATAATATCATCTGCTTCAGCACCATCGACTTCAATAACTTTGTAAGGAAAAAGATCGCGAATTTCATCACGAATGGCATTTAGACATTCAAAGATTTTATTCCAATCAAGACCAGATTTCTCACGGTCTTTTTTCCTATTTTGCTTATAATATGGAAAAAACTCTCTGCGCCAGTATTTACGAGAGTCGTAGCATAATACTAACTCACCATACTCAGCAGAAAACCTTTTTTCATATGATTTGATACTTGATAGTACCATATGTCTCATAAAGTTTTCGTCTAGACCTCCAGAAAATTTGATTTGCGCCATCAAATTAGAGATCATAGTCTGATTCATATCAACAAGAACCATTAGTCGTCATCCTCCTCATCTACAACAAACCTCACAGAATACAAATCAGTTTGTATTGGATTACCATTATCATCAATCATCTCAGGATGATCTGATAACCGATTATGAACAATTGTATTTTCATAATATTCTCTACCCATCCAACCAAACCCAAAACCTACAGCACTGAATAATACTATTAAGAACCCCGAACAGAAAAGAGCTATTGAAATCATTGGTTGTCTCCAGATAATTTTTTGATCTTTACCCAAAAATTGAGATGAAAGGTATATTCTCTTTTTCTAAACTTTAGAACTCTTTCGGAAGAAATCCCAAAATCTGGAATACAAGATTTCCTCCCCCTCGTCATTGTTTCTACACTTTTATTTAGTTTCATCAAAAAGATAATTCAAGGTGTCCTTCATATCACCGATGTACTTGTCATCGATATAAACTTGAGGAAAAATGCATTTTTTCGCTAATTCAACATCTGGTTCTAATTCAATATACTCATTAAATGGCATACCTTCATTATCATCAGTGTCAACTAACCTACGCACTTTAACCTCATCAAATGGAATAAGGGATGTGGTTAATACCTCTTTAAGTATATTACAGTAGCGGCAGTTACTGATACTGTAAATTTTTACTCTCATGCTTCAATTCCTCATAATAATTGGATAGTTCCTCCATAGTCATGTCATTGTAATACCCACCAAAAAACTTGGCATTCAATACTGATGGACTTTCGTCATATTCATCGAAAAGAACAAATTGAATTCTTTTAATTAAAGATGCACGGTCCATGGCTCATAACCCGTATTGTGTTCTTATTTATTATAGATCATCATTAGCAGGTTTGTCAAGATGGGCGGCAACCACTATAGGGTTCCTCAGGACATTCTTAAGTTCTTTAGTTTTTCGTTTAATCGCTGCTCCTATATCTTTGATCTGTTTTTCTGGGTGTTCTGATGGTGAAAATCCTTTATTCATGAAAAAACCTTTTTGAGTGAAAATATACCCGAATTTTTTTAGGGCGATTCTTGGAATTAAAAGTTGAAATTGGCACAGTATTATTTAACTTCACCAATGATCCAAGACCTCATGCCATATGATGCATTGGCAATCAAATCTATAGTTAGTGTTGCTACTTCTTGTGGCACTACCAAACAGAATCCAATACCAAGATTGAATACATTTCTCATCTCATCCTCGGCAATGTCTCCCGCCTCCTGGATCTTGTTAAAGAGTTCGGGTCTTTCCCAAGCATCATAGTCAACATCAACTGTAAGACCTTCTGGAAGGCATCGTGGGAGGTTCTCAGGCAATCCTCCGCCTGTGATGTGTGCCATGCCTAGGATAGGAACCTCATCCAACAGATACTGGATTAAACGAGCGTAGATAATAGTCGGTCTAAGCAACTCTGGCATCTCTTTGTAGAAGATTTTATTCCTCCACAGCATATCATTGATCAATGTGTATCCATTGCTATGAACACCACTACTCTCAATACCAATGACTACATCACCTGCTTGGATGTTGCTACCGTCAACCACATCATTCTTCTCAACAATACCAGTACAGAAACCAGCAAGGTCATAGTCATTTGTTCTAAAATGTTCTGCTGTTTCACCACCAATCAGTTCCATTCCCGCCATCATACAACCAGTATTGATCCCGTGAACAATATCTTGGACGTTACCATCAAGTGTTTTGGTAGAGATATAGTCTAGAAAATATAATGGTTTAGCGCCAGAACATATAACGTCATTGACGCACATAGCAACGAGATCCTGACCAATAGTGGTGTAATCATCAGCAATCCTACAGATATTAATTTTAGTTCCTACACCGTCAGCACCAGATACCAGCACAGGTTTCTCATATCCTGATGGCACTTCCATCATTCCATTGAACCCACCAATGTTAGGTGCTAGTGCTTTGATATACTCTACAAAGGATCTACCCTTGATAATGTCAACACCAGAAGTTTTGTAGTCCATTAATAAATTTCTCCTTTAGCAATTTGTTCACGACGTTTTAGTTTCCATACGATGTAATCCATTGTTGGTATACACAT